TTTTCAGCTTAAAGTACTTAAAGCAGATATTCCCGTATACACCCAGAGTGATAAAGAGCTTCGCAATAGTGAATTGAAGATTGAAATGCAAATGATGAAGGTAGAATTTCTTGAATCTATTATTAGAAATCTACCATCCCGTGGCTACCAGATAAACGCTGCTATAGCCTGGGAGAAATTTAAGGCTGGTTCGTGATATTTGTTGAAAAGAAAGATGATGTGTTCGTTAAAGTCCGATGCGATAGCGATATCGCTATGGAACTCAGCGAGTATTTCACCTTTACAGTACCGAATGCTAAATTCAATCCTAAGTTTAAAAATAAAATGTGGGATGGGAAGATTCGTTTAGTCTCTACTGCCACAAGATTAATATATGCCGGGCTCGTAACTCACATAGAAAGATTTGCTAAAGAAAGAGGATACGCATTTGAATGTGATAGAACTGCTTTAAGTGATAGTAGTTTTTCATTGGTGGAAGCCCAGCAGTTCGTAGATGCATTAAAAGACTTATCACTAAAGCCTCGTGACTATCAATTACAGGCTTTTGCCCATGCCGTTCGTAAAAGACGAGCACTGCTAATATCACCTACCGGGTCAGGTAAATCACTAATTATTTACTTGTTGAGTAGATTGTATAGAACAAATAATAAAAAAGTGCTCATAGTAGTTCCTACTACTTCACTTGTACATCAAATGGCATCAGACTTTATCGATTACGGTTGTTCGCCTGACAGTATTCATAAGATATATTCTGGGCAAGATAAAGAAACCGACGCAAGCTTTATAATTACTACATGGCAGTCGATTTACAAGCTGCATAAGAACTGGTTCAAGCAATTTAATTGCATGATCGGTGACGAGGCACATTTGTTTAAAGCAACAAGTCTTGTATCCATTCTTACAAAGTTGACTGATTGTCAATTTAAGTTCGGGCTGACTGGTACACTTGACGGATCCCTCACACATAAGCTAGTACTTGAAGGCTTGTTTGGTCCTGTAAAGCAGGTTACAACTACGTCTGATCTTATTGAGCAAAAACATCTATCAAGCTTTCAAATAAAAGCTATAGTGCTTAGCTACCCTGACAGGATTAGAGAGCTAACCAAGAAAGCAAAGTATGCTGACGAATTAAATTATATCGTAACACTTGCTCAGAGAAATAAATTCATATCCAATCTAGCGCTTTCACTTAAGGGTAATACTCTATTACTGTTTAGATTTACCGATCACGGTAAAATAATCTATGATATGTTATCACAACAACAAAGAAAGGTTTACTATGTTGATGGCTCTGTAGATGGTGAAGACAGAGAAGATATAAGAATTAACATTGAAGGAGAGACTGATAGTATCATTGTTGCTTCTCTTGGCACATTCTCTACCGGGGTTAATATTAAGAACCTACATAATATTATATTCGCTTCTCCAAGTAAATCAAAAATCAAAACACTTCAGTCAATCGGTCGCGGTCTACGATTAAGTGATAATAAAACGATTGCCACCTTATATGATATTGCTGATGATCTATCATGGAAGTCAAAAAAGAATCATACCTTAGTGCATTTTATAGAAAGAACTAAAATGTATGATGCAGAAAAGTTTGACTATAAAATCTACAACGTTAATCTAGGAGTCTAGATGATACAATTAATAAAGCTTTCTAATGGACAAGATATCATTGGCGATATTGTTACAAGCGAAGAAGGTGCAATATTCGTTGATGAGCCACTTACCATCATTTACACACAAAAAAATCCTTCTTCACCTCCAATAATTTATTTGCAAAGATATATGCCTTTTGCCAAGCACTCTACTATGTTTATAAGAAATGAGCATGTAGTAAGTGTAGCATACCCATTGAAGTCAATGGAAGCATATTATAGACGTTCGCTTAAGAACATTCAGATGCATGTTGATCCTATGCTAGATCAGGAATTATCAATTGCTAGTGGTGATGAAGATGAAATGAGTGAAGATAGTAAGTCTAAGCTTGCTTATGTCGAAAAAGAAATAACAAAACCTACACTTAACTAGGAGTTAATCCTACCATCTACTATAATAAAGGATCACGTCAGGTAAACTATGTCTAATGCGCACTATGTTGATAATAAAAAACTATACCAAGCTATTGTTGAGTATAGGAAAGTTGTAAGAGAATATGAAGCGGAAGGAAAAGAAAGACCACCCATCCCTTCTTATATTGGTCATTGCATGTTAATGATAGCTAATAGGCTTTCTATGAAGCCTAACTTCATTAACTATTCGTATCGAGAAGAGATGATATCTGACGGTATTGAAAATTGTGTATGTTACTTTGATAACTATGATCCTGATAGGTACGATAACCCATTCGCTTACTTTACTCAGATTATTTACTTTGCTTTTCTTCGAAGGATACAAAAAGAAAAAAAGCAGCTTTACATTAAACATAAGTCTGTTGAGAACTCACTAATACTTAACGAGCTTGTTGAGCAAGGTGAGTACGATGATGATGAGTTTGTTCCAAGTTATGTTGACATGGAAAATGAAAACATGAATGAGTTTGTTAGATCTTTTGAAGAAGCTCTTGACAAAAAGAAGAAGAAAAAGAAACAAGGTCTCGATAAATTTATAGAAGATGAGCAGACTGATGAAAATATAGAGGATGATGATGAAAATTTGCATACTGGGTGATGTTCATTTCGGTGCTAGAAATGATAGTCTTTCTTTTCACAGATACTTCAAGCAATTTTATGACGAAGTATTTTTTCCCTATCTAGAAAAAAATAACGTTGAACATGTTATTCAACTAGGTGATGTCTTTGATCGTAGAAAATTTATTAACTTTCAAACACTTGAGCTCTGTAAAGAGTATTTCTTTGATAAACTAAATCGTAACTACAAGACGTGGGTTATTGTTGGTAACCACGATACTTACTACAAAAATACTAACTCAGTTAACTCATTAAAGCTGCTATTGCACGGTTATGACAATATCAAACAAGTGCATGAGCCATACGAAACGTCTTTTAACGGTACCAGTATTCTTTTCATACCTTGGATATGTGACGATAATTATGATCGAGTGATGCAGGCTATTAAGATGTCAAAATCACAAGTTCTCGTAGGTCATCTTGAGTTGAATGGTTTTGAGATGTATAAAGGTATCTACTGTGATGAAGGTATCGATTCGTCTATTTTTGATAAGTTCGAGCTAGTACTATCCGGTCACTTCCATACTAGGTCTTCTAAAGGTAACATTGTTTATACAGGTACACCTTACGAACTTACCTGGTCTGATTTCCAGGATCAAAAAGGATTCTACATTTTCGATGCACATTCACGTGAACTAGAATTCGTACCTAACCCTATCTCGATGTTTCATAAGGTGTGGTATGACGATAGTAATTCTACGATGGATGAGATTCTTGCTATTGATTTTGAGATGTATAAAGACAGTACCGTTAAAGTAATCATTAAGAATAAGCTTAACCCTGTTTGGTTCGATATGTTCATTGAAAAACTACAGAAAGTTAATCCAGTTGACCTACAGGTCGTTGAAGATCACCTTAACTTAAATCTTGAAGATGCTGATGATATCATTAACGAAGCTGAAGATACATTAACGATTTTGAACCGATACATTAATCAACTAGAAATAAAAGCCGATAAAAATAAACTAGAAGGACTAATTAGAGAACTTTATACTGAAGCCATTTCATTGGAGTGAATATTGATATTATTTGAATATATTAGATGGCGGAACTTCCTATCTACCGGTAACGCTTTTACTGAAATTAACCTATCACAAAGTCGTTCTACTCTTATTGTCGGTGAAAATGGTGCAGGTAAAAGCACTATCCTTGATGCAGTAACATTTGCTCTTTACGGTAAGCCTTTTCGTAAGATCAACAAGCCCTTGCTCGTTAATGCAATCAATCAAAAGAATACTGAAGTACAGGTGCAGTTTCGCATAGGCAAGAGAAAGTACCTTGTCAAGCGAGGTATTAAACCGTCGATATTTGAAATCTATCAGGATGATGTTTTAATTAATCAGGACGCAGATTCGAAAGAATACCAAGAGCACTTTGAGAAAAACATCTTAAAGCTTAATCACAAGTCGTTCAGTCAAATCGTTATACTTGGTAGTGCATCGTTTGTACCCTTCATGCAGCTAACAACTGCTAATCGTAGAGAGGTTATTGAAGACCTACTTGATATTCAAGTATTCTCGACAATGAACGGACTCCTTAAGAGTAGGATACAAGACAACAAAGATAAAATTAGCAACGCTGATTTTAATATTAAGCTGTATGGTGAAAAGATTGATATGGTCAATAAACATATCAATGCATTAAAACATAATAATGATTATGTCATACAGCAAAAAAAAGTAAAGATTGTTGAAATACAGAATGAGATTGATAATGCTACTACTGACATCGAGTTAAAAAAGAAAGAAGTAGATGAGCTTTATAGTCAGATAGCAGACCAAGACAAGATTAAAAAGAAGTCAAAAAAACTAGTTACTTTAAGTGATCAGCT